GTCCTGTTGGCTTCCTAGTCCTACTAGAATGCAGCCCTCTGTATCTTTTGGATAATTTCCGCGATGAAATAATATATAAGAACGATCAGGAACATCTTGAACTAATAGATGTAAATAATCTCTTGTAGCTGATTCTCTTGGAAGTCTAATCCTAACTTCATACTCCCCTTCAGGAATACAGCTTATGTTTCTTTGATTATCTATCCAAGGGTTTTCAAGAGTGTCACACATCCGCTCTCCATTTAAAAACAATTCACCAAGTACAGAGAGTTTACTAAAAGTATCTCTAATTAGTAAAAGGTTAATTTTTTTTTTCTTCTTCAAATTTTATAAATTTATAGACTGTGTATGAAATCGCTAACACTAAACTGACTAATGTAAGTAATTCGTTACACTCTGTAATGCTAAAAGCTATTGCTGTACTATTTGCTAGTCCTACTTGTAGGCCGTCTTGTACTTCTTTCATTTGTTTTAGGTTTTTTATCCAAGTAGGATTTAAGCTTTGTTATATTAATTTGTTTTGGCTTGTAGTGTTTCTTCATTATATGTGTAATCCATTAAAGTAAGCGTTTTTGGAAGGGTTTACGTCTGATCCTGTGTTGGTAGAGTATTCAGGAAAGCTTGACTCATTGTTACAGATATAACTAATCATTCTTTCGGTGTAGTATTCTGCTGTATTTCTGATTTCTTCCCGAAAATGTTGAGCCTCTTCTGTACTAAGTGCATTACCCGTTTCGCTAGTTTTGGAATAGATGTTTCCATTCTCAACTTTAAAACGTAAAAAAGGTACTAATAAATATAGACCCCAATTTGGAAGCATATCCCCAATGTAGTCATCAAGTAAAGTTTTGTAAGCTTCATTTCCTACATTTCCAACTGTTCCTGCTATAATTAAATCTTTTAGCTTTTGAGTTAAATCTGTTCCTAACTTAGTTTCCACATAGACTTTCTGTGCTTGTCTAGTATAAGGTAGCAATATCTCAACATCTACATTCAAATTGATTGCTGTAGAGTCTTTTAATTTAGCTTCTGATATGAATAATACATAGCTCATTTTATACGTTTTTATATTTAGCGATTAACTCAGGATTTACAAATCCATGATTTGGCATATCGTGTGGTGCTACTGAAACTTCTTTGGCATTTCTAGGTAATTTTACTCCTCTACTTTTAGCTTCAGTTGATGTAATTACTTTATCTGAATTAGATGGTCTATCTCCTTCTTGAACTAGTATAATTCTGTACCACGCATGTTTGCAGAGAGCCCCGCCCTTCCATTTCCAAATTGAATAAGTATTAGCCCCACCCTCTCCCCATCCCGGGTTTACTGATTTTGTTCCCATTTCTATAATATCTTCTTTTCGGTATATCTTATTTGCATTTGTCATTTTTTTACAAAACTCTCGCTCTCCTGTTCTACTTCCTACATATCTGTATCTTACTCTATAAATATCATCTACATAATCAGTTTGCTTACTTCTTTGGTCTTGCCCTGACTTTCTATTTGGATAACCTGAACCCGTACTTGCAAAATTAAAATGATTTGCATTTAGTTCTCTTTCAAAATCAAAATCTGAAAGTTCATCATCAGCATTTTCTTCACTTAATATTTCATATCCTTTAGGTATATATTCCCCAAACTTATCTATAAAAGAATCTAGTTCTGTTTTTTCATTTGACAAGTCTGTACTTTCTTCTTCTGTTTGTTCACCATTCAAATCAGGTAAACCAAGTTCCTCTCTTATTTCATCTGTCGTCATTACTCCTCTAATAGTTGCCGAGTCAAACTGAATAGTAATTGGTTTCAATTGAATAAATGAAACAGGTAAGTCTATTTGATTAACTGAAAATATTTTTTGTAGTGTATCTAAGATGTTTAATTGGAAAGGTCTTATGACTGTATTTTGGTAGAAATTTGCTGCATTCAAAAGTTCGTCAGCATTACTTGAAAAACCATTGCCTGAATCTATCCCTAAAAGTGTCTTAGAGGTTACTCTATGCCCTGTTAAAATATTTTGAACCAAAAGGGTTTGAAGCGTTAAGTATTGGTCGGATAGGTCAGATGTATTTAGAGGGTGAACTTCAGGAGCTCTTGTTTTGTCATCTGAAAAACTTAATAAGAATTTACCTGCATTACTTGCTGATGTGAACTTATTAGTTATATCTCTTTCTATTTGGTTTCTTTCTTCTTCCAAAGGGATTCCATTATTAAATGAGAACATATAAGAACCCGAAAAAGAATTGTTGATATTATTTAAGTGGAACTCTGAAACTTTAGCGTCAATCAAAGCCCAATTGTTTGCGGCTATATAATCAGGAGTGTAATAGATGTCCATATTTGGACTATAAGAACCTGTATATATTAATTGACTAGTTGATGTTCTATCGTTTGTATTAAAGGCATCTACAGGGTAGGGTTTGTTTGCCCTTACATTTCCCCAATCGGCACTTATAAAATACGTATCAATTTTTCCAAACTCATTCGGTCTACCTGCTCTAACTCTTTCAACGGGAACGTGATATACTTCAGCAATTTCAGTTCGTTCTCTATTCCAAATAATATGTAAAGCATAAGCTCCCTGAAGTTTAAAGTCAAAGGCTACCTTTTTTATTATTTGATGTAAAGTTTCATTACTATTTGCATTCCTTAAAAACTTTTTAAGCTTAACATAAGTTTCTAAATTGTTGTCATCTTCATCAACCACTAAGTCCTCGCCTGCGATCATTTCTGCTGTAGAATTAATAATTGCTGAATGTGTAGAACTTGAATAGTAAAGGTCAATTAAAAAATTAGGATATTGATTTTTCCATAACCCATCTTCATCAGAATATTCAATGTAATCCCTACCTCTAACTTCTTGAACTTTTGGTGCTGTTGATGTTCCTAAATTTATCGAAAGTAAATTATTCATATTATATGTTTGCTAAATAGTTGTTTATATTAGAGCTTAGATCTGAACTTGTTGAAGTGTATATTTGTGTTTCAAAAATTATTCCACCATAAGGACTTAAATTAACTGCTCTTACTCCCATTGAATCAATGTCAAATGTTCCTGTTAAGGTTTCTGTATCGTTTTGTAAAACTCCATTATGATATAATTCTATAAGTCCACTTGAATTTCTTGTGATAAGAATATAGTCATCCCCCCAATTTGAACCACTATTTAATGCAAAATTAACAGAAACGCCATCTATTTTTAATCTTAGTATTGATGTGCTAAATAATTTAAGAAATTCACTTGTAGTATTATTATCTCCAATAATAGTTCCCCCAAAATCTGTAGGGTAAAATCTAATACCTATACTAAATTCTCCACTGATAGAAATTTGAGTTGAACCTACTTCATTTAAAAATAAATTTTGGTCATTTGTTTTATCAAAAGTTAAAGAACCCGTAATTGAATTATAAGTAGGTCTTTCTACAATTGTTGTTTGAGCTAAATTATAGTCATTATTACTAGAATCTGTCCAATTAGTAATACTTCCTGAACTTTCTGTTACACCAACTTTATTTTTCCACCAAGCAAGTAGAGTACTATCATTAATAGGATTAAAACCCCCAACTCCGTTAGAGGACGATAAACTTAATGATTGTTTTAATGCTAACATTATACAACTTGGTCGTAGTAACAAATAGCCAAACCACTAGTCAAAGTTATTGCTGTTACGTTAAGAAATAAAGTAGTTCCTGCTGCCATAGTCGTATGAAGACTAGAAGCTGCACTTCCTGTTCCTGTTTGGATATTAGACGCTGTTATTGATGCTATCACACTTTCTGTTACAAAGTGGACTGCATAGTAGTCTTTTGATGACATTGCTGTAGTAGTGATAACATCACATCTGTTTTTTCCTAATTGCTCTGTTAAGAGCTGTTGTACGTTTTCTATTGCCATAATTTTATTTTATTTATTGTCCGTAATATATTGTATTTATTCCTTCTGTTGTTTCGTGTTGATTGTATTGTACCTGCTCTGTTCCTGCTTTCTCTGTTAAGTTTAAAATACCCTTAGTTACTATTCCCTGAACTACTCCATTGCTATCATTAACAGGAAGCACATCTGTTTCTTTAATAGGCGCTCTTCCAAAAGCCACTGCAACCAAACCTATCCAACTTACTTCATACACTTCATACTTCCAATGTCCTGAAGGCAAAAGATTAATCCCCGAAAATACATCAGGAATTGATAAATAAGTGAATTTCATTTCTGTGTACCTATCGTTCAAAACAATTTCAGGGTACGAGTAATCTATAGAACCATCAAGGTCATTTATAAATTTAACTAAAAATCTTATATTTGATTTGGCTACTGAAGTATCTATCCTATTATCCTCTGTGCAAATTTCAGCTGTTATATTAGTTTCTGTATATCCTTGTATCATACTATATAATAGAAAACTCTCTGTTTTATTTGGTTCTGAACTGTTTTAAAAGAAAAAGGGCAGCAATTAAGCCACCCTTTTAAGATTATAAGAAAACAGATAAGAAAATTATGATATAACTATTGTTCCTACTTCAAACCCTGCATTTGTGAAAGGCCCTGTTGCTATCGGATAGTCAGCTACCATTGGAAAAGGAGATGCCTCCATTCCGTCAAAAGTAAGAGTATATCCTCCTCTATCTCCCCAAGCTGCACCTGAATCCATAGTCCCTGCATTAAGTTCCATTCCATTAGTAACACCTAAAGCAACTATCACGTCAGTTCCTGACGGTAATGTAGCGTTAAGCTGTGCGAAACAAACTAGCTTTGACGCTCCTAAAAGTTTGATTTGATTTTGGTCTTCTTTTGTAAGTCTGTTAAGAATTACACTTAAAGAAGGCGTATAGTAAATAGTCCCGTTCTCACGACTACCTACGATTGTATCTGTAAGACTAGCTACACCTAAAGGCATAGTGTATCTATAAAGAGTATGTTGTACTCCTCCAACAAGCATATCTATGTCAGTTACTTCTCCTGCTGTAACAACTATTCCTGCTGTTTCTATTGGTGCTTCAAATTGGTCGTAAACTCCGAAATAAACGAATTTTATTCCTCCACTAATTCTATTACAGTCAAGTCCCCTACCTTTTGTTAATATACCACAAGCCATTTTATTTTATTTTTTAGGTTAAGGGAGTGAAGGGTTTTACCCCCTCACTTCCGTTTATTTATTTATTAAGACTGTCTTACGATATCAGCTGCTGTTCCTGTTTGTACACCTGCTGAGTAACGAGCTACCATTCTAATATTATCACTTCCGTCCAAAGTAGCCATATCCATCAAATTGATTCTAGTTGCATCACTTAAAAGGTCAGTTCCAAAGAATAAGTTAGATTTTTGAGCTACTACTAATTGATTCTCTTCCATCCCATTACAAACTGCGATTTTGTACCCTTCAAACATTGGCACGTAATCTCCATTCATATTGTAAGCATTTACATATCCTAAAGTAGATACTGCTGAAATGTAGTATTGGTAAGTTCTTTGACTCATATAAATATGTAAATCTTCTTTACCTAAAGTTGTTGTAGGAATATTTGCTACTGCTGACTGTAGGTTAGATATAATATTTCCTGCCGTATAAGGTACTGCTGCTGCTGCATCTTGAACAACTGTTCCATCAACACCTGGTAAAAGTAATCCTGTTACTAATCCTAAGAAGCCATTGAATTGTCCTGCTACATTAGTTCCTGACCAAATTGAATCTTCAGTTGCTTCTGCAATGATATTACCCATATAAGAGATCACATAATCTTCAAAAGTTGCTGAAGGGTTACCACCTGCTCCTGCTTTCATTTGTAAAGCTTCCCAAGAAGTCAAAAGAGTTCCCTTACAAATGTCCATATTTACTTGTAGGTTCTTAGGCTCTAATACTTTCTCTGTTAAAGCTAAAGTTCCTGCTGCTGTAAAATCACACGTGCTATCCACAACAGAATTAACTGTTTGGTTTAACGCCTGCACATTCATTTTATACTTAATATTTTCTAAAGTTGTTAGATAATCTAACGAGTTTGAAGCTTTTAACGCTGCGCTGATGTAGAATCCAGCCGCCTTCCCGTTAAAATTCGCTTGTGTTACTGTAATAGCCATTTTTTTGTTTTTTTAAATTATTATTTTATTTGTATAGTTCGTATAAGAACTTTTCCTGCTTAGTCATTCTTTTGAAATCTTGCTTAGTAGGAGCTGCTCTTTCTGAACTAAATTTGTTTGTATTTAAAGGAGCTTCAGCAGGTGATTCTGCTAATTCCGTTTTAAGTTTTTCATTTTCTGCTTTTAATTCTTCAACTGAAAATTCTTTAATCTCAGTAGTCTTAATAGACTTAGGATTTACAGAAGGCTCAGATACTTCTTCAGTCATTTCTTCAACATCATCATCACCACCTTCTTTAGACTCTTTAAGATCAGCTACAGCGTCCTCTAGGTTCTGTACGCGCTTTTCAAGACCAGACCACGATTCAATGTCGGCTTCTTTTCCATCATCTTCTGCCGCTTCAACTTCTTCAGATGCTTCTTCTTTTTCTTCTGTTTCACTTTCCATTACTTCAGCAACTACACCTTCTTCTTCAATCCTGAAAGTTAATCCGTCTTCAGTCTTGTAAGTTCCAATTGGTAAAGGGATGGTTGTGCCGTCCTCCGTCAGGACTGACATATCAACTCCTGCTTCTAAAGTTTCTGCCGTAGACGTTATAATAGTACCATCTTCTAATTTAGTCTGAAATGCCATCATCACTTCTTCTTTGTCAAGACCAAGTGCTACTAATATTTGCTTTTTTAAATCCATAGTTTCTTTTTAAGTGTGTTTGGTATATAATAGAATAGTTATTTATTTATTTGATTTTTAGATTTTATAGTATATCTATTGCTGCTAAAACTTTATTAGAAGCCTTTAACATATCATCTTGAAAATCCTCTGCTTCTTTTAATCTAACTGTAAAAAGTGTTACCGCTTCATCTGCTCCTAATTCTTTAGCTGCTTTTACTGCTTTTTGTGCTTTACTTGCTGCATCTGCTAAAAACTGACTACTTTCTCTTAAATTGTCTGCTGCTTTTCTTATTATCTTTTCACTTTTTCTTTTTTCTGCTAATCCTTTATCTAATAATTTTTCAATATCATCTATCAAAGCCAACTCAACCTTCTCAGCCTTAAGTTCAGTTTTGCTTTGTATCATTTCATTTAAAGCACTTAG